TTACGTGTCTAGTCAGAGTATTTTCCAACTTTACTTTAAATTGTTTTCTGACATTTACTTTCTTGCTTTTTGTTTTTTTCATCTTTGACTCTATTACCAATTATGCTATAATATACTAATAATTATCTAAAATACCATGAGTGAAATGCACACAGATTTGCCAAAAACAATTAACGAAGCACTGAAAATACTAGCATATAATGATTATTTTTGGGCTAATCCTTCAATGATAGGAAATACAGCCGTAATCAAGCCACACCCAAAAGACCACGAAACAGTGAGATCGTTGGCTGAATCACAATATGCATGGACTGAGAAGCAGGCCAGATTAGCGTTAGTGATACTCAAAAGATACCTTACAAAATTCCAGGCACATGGTATGGATATCAAACCGTTACTAGACAAACCCAAATACGAAGATGAATTCCGGGTAATAAGTTTTGATAAAGTAATTGAAAAATACACAGACGACGATAACGTAGAAAAAATAGAACTTAAATTTCCATACAATAAAAAAGTCATTCAATTGATCAGATGTCTCAAAGACAAACGTGACTTGCCTGCCGGATACAGCCAGTATGACGGTGACAGAAAGAAATGGACGTTCTTACACAATGACGTCACAGCCTACTACCTAACACTTATTGCTGTGCGTTATGATTTTAAATTTGTTGACGACAGTCTATTAAACGAGTATGATTTAATAAAACAAGGAATTATCGGACATAGAAAACCAACTGCAAAATTAATAGGAGACACAATAGTATTGCAAGACGCACCAGACTCATTACAAGAATATTGGAATGAAAATTTTAAAGATAAACCAGCACTGACGCAAGTCGACTCTTTGAAAAACTTTATGATAAAATCTAAAGGGATCAACGTACATGCAAACACAACATTAGCATATAAGATTGCACATAACGATTACCATAAATTATGGATAGACTCTAAAAGTTTTTCTAAAAAGGATGTTGTAAAAGGTTTAGTCGAATTAGATTGTTTTCCATTGATGATGCCTGTAAGTGGTGACATACATATGGAAGAGGATGTAAAAAATTTCTGGGAATGGTTAAATGTATTCAAATCAAATGGTATAGATATTCTAAACGATTGTTCATGGGGATTCGATATCAAAGAGCCAATTTACAAAAAAGACTTAGATAAATTTACAAACGAAAGACATTGGCTAGTAGACAACCAAAAACCACACGAGTTTTTTGAAAATCTATATGAACTACATCAAATGAGTAAACAGTTTAAATTAATCAGCGACAATACAAAAATTATTTTTGTTCGTAACAGAATACCTAGAGCACTGATAAAAAGCAAGGTAAAACCAAAAGCCGGTTTGATTGCACTTGGCGGTGGCCATTATGCAACAGGTACAGACAATCTTAAAAGACTTCTTGAAAATCTTCCAAAAAAGTTGTATTATAGTGATTATCAGCCAAGTAGTTGGGATTGGCATGATCATGTTATAGTAAAACTTTAAAATGAGTAGTTGTAAATTAATAATAAAAGACGAAGTAAATGTGAAATTTGAGAATCTATCTCTCGAATGGCGTAAGAGATTATCTAATAAATTTAAATTCGAAATACCATATGCTAGACATCTACCCGCTGTAAAACTAGGGAGATGGGATGGCAAAATAAGTTTTTTTGGTCTGGGTGGCACAACATATCTAAATCTAGTTGATCAAATAATTCCAATATTAGATGAGGGAGGCGTCTATATAGATGTCGAAGACCAAAGAGATAAACACGATTTCGAATTTAAAAAAGTAGATAAAAACTATCTATCACACATAACATGGCCGGACACTCATCCTTGTGCAGGGCAACCTATAGAATTACGAGACTATCAAGTAGAGACTATCAATAAGTTCATAGAGAATCCGCAAAGCATACAAGAGATAGCCACCGGAGCAGGTAAGACCATAATTACTGCGGCACTATGCCAATTGGTTGAACCATATGGACGGACAATCACTATTGTTCCAAACAAAAGTCTTGTTACACAAACAGAAGAGGACTTTCTAGCATGTAACTTAGACACAGGTGTTTACTATGGTGACCGTAAAGAAGTCGGAAGGTTCAACACAATAGCAACATGGCAGAGTCTAAATGTTCTCGAGAAGAAGGCAAAAAATGAACACAGCATTGAGTTTAAAGAATTCTGCGATGGCATACAGACTGTGATCATTGACGAAGTACACATGGCAAAGGCAGATGTGTTGAAGAGATTATTAACAGGACCATTTGCACATTGTGGTATACGTTGGGGGCTGACAGGTACAGTTCCAAAAGCAGATTATGAGTTTATGGGATTGAAATGTAGCATAGGTGAAGTTGCAAATAGAATACGAGCAAGTGAACTACAAGACAAAGGTGTACTTGCAAACTGTCATGTAAATGTTTTACAGACACAGGACCATCCACAGTTTAAAACATACGCAGAAGAATTAAAATGGCTAACAACAAACCCAACAAGAATGACATGGGTAGCAAATACAATCAAGGATATAGCGACTTCAGGTAACACGCTTATATTAGTAGATAGAATCTCGGCAGGTGAGATGCTTGAAAAGAAAATAAAGGATTCTGTATTTGTTTCAGGATCAACTAAAAACATGGATAGAAAGGAGCAATACGATGAAATATCTACTGCAACAAATAAAGTTATTATTGCCACATATGGAGTTGCCGCTGTTGGCATTAATATTCCTAGGATTTTTAATCTTGTTCTCATAGAACCAGGCAAGTCCTTTGTGAGGGTAATACAATCAATCGGGCGTGGTATAAGAAAAGCAGAAGACAAGGATAGTGTACAGATATGGGATATTACCAGCAGTTGCAAATTTGCGAAAAGACACCTGGGTGCAAGAAAAAAGTTTTACAAAGAGGCCAATTACCCGTATAATATAGAAAAGATAAATTATGAAAATCCTTACACTGGATAACAGAACATACGCATTAGAAAAAATACCCGAGTGGGTGGATGAAAATTTAAGATTTGCCGTGCTAGACAATTCAGATCCTGCAAATCCAGATTTCTTCTACATACCTTTAATATTCTTAGAAAGTTTTAACGCACCGGCGGCGGTGTTAGAAATTGGTCCACATAAAATAAAAATGCCGTTGGACTGGAAGATGCTAATAGGAGAAGCGGGGCAACCGGAAATGCATGTCCTACCAATAACCAGTTTAAATGACAGAGGCTTTGATGCTTTCACTTTCAACCCTTTGTCAAGTCCCAAGCCTGACTTTTATCCAATAGATGTTGTAGACATTTATACAGAAGTCAAGTGGTACTTTCCGAAAATAAAATCAGGACAGATGTTGGCTGTACCTTTATCAAATGGTCCAAAACCAATATGTGCTTATTTTGTAAAAGATATTTCAAGGCAATGCGAACAGGTAGATTATGGCTCGGTCTGGTAGAAGAACAATCAAGATAGAAGCACCTATAATGATTACTTCAGACAAGATAGCAGTTTGGATGGACCAAGGTGAATGGGCCATGGATTTCTTTGATTGGTTATCTAAAGCGAAATTAAACAATAAACTTTCAGGTTTACAACACCTGAACAGTAAAATAAAATTAACATTTGTAACAGCAGAAGACTGTACAATGTTTGGATTAAAATATGCCGGAAAAAGAAAAAAATAAAAGAAAATTTTTTGAACTTAGAAACGGATTAAAAGCCGTGGACTTCAGGAACAAAGATTACTTTGATAGGATTGACGACAAGGAAAAATCTTTGTATTCTCCGTACATGCTGATGAGATATGTATCAAGCACATCATCGAAAGATCAATTTTATGTTGAACATTATGTAGAGATGGTCAACGAATGTGTGAACAAACACTGCTTTACATTAGGTAAACATAAAAAACTTTTATGGATACTCACTGCTATGTGTGGATCACTTCAACAACAATTTCATCCATGGATTAAACCAATGAAGCGAGTACCAAATAAAAGTCTAAAAAAACTACAAGAAATATATCCAACCTGGAAGGAATCGGATT